AGGAAGCACTAATACAATTGTAGGGAAAGAGGCTGGGTCAGTAACTGAAGATGTAGATAATACTGTTATTGTTGGTTATGGTGCTGGTAATGCTCTTAATCCAGCACCTCTGAGTATTTGAAATGGTGTGCTTTCATCTGTTTGCGCCCTGAAGTCACCACTTGGATCACCATATATCAGTGCTTCACAGTTTAAATATTTAGTTGCAATCTCTTCTCTCAATAGTTCAGAGAACCTTACTATACCCATATCAAAAGCAACTATCTCAGCTTGTATTATCCAACGACCTCTTACTTTTTGTGCAAATACCCCAGCTGGAGTAAGTCCAAAGTCTAATCCTATATATACTGGTTGACCATCTGCTACTGGTATTTCTTCTTTTGACACATGAGTATCTCCTACAAACATTGGATATATTGGTTTACCATCAGAGATAGTACCAAGTTTGTTCATTACATATACATCAATCCAAGACTTTGTTTTACCTTTGACAGTATTCTCATAGTATGTACTCAAAAGGTTTTTTCTGTTTTCTGCTTTACTGTTTTCTTTATAGTCGACGACAGTACCATCTTCGTTTTTCTTTTCTAACATTCCAGATGGCTGTGTAAAGAATAACCAGTTGTCAGGTTTGACCAGCATCTTTATTTCTTCTTTTGGAATATGATCTGGTACTGGAACTTCACCTGACATAATCGCCCACCAGTGATCTTCTTCAGGTGCATTGGTATCACAGATTATACCTGACCAGCTTGGACCTCCATCTCTCATAGATGGAAAACGACCAACACGCATAGTACAAGCATCAACAATACTCTTTGGTATTTCTCTTGCTTCGTTTATCCATATACCAGTTAGTTCTAATGACAATAGTTTCTTTACATCTTCAGGTCTATCAAGTGCTAGGAATATAACTTCAAGTTCCATATCACCTTTACTTATAAAGTGAGTATATGGAACTTCCCATCTAAACTTACCCCATGTATTTTCTGGAAACCAATCTAACCACGTTTTGATTGTCGTTGTCCTAAGTTGTGGATTGGTATTTCTAATAATCGCCCACCTCGATTTACGAATACCCTTTTCGTTTTTTTTCTGTGCCAATGAGCGTCTAAAGACTTCGACACAACACGCCACCGACTTTCCACTTCCAACTGGACCACGCAGTCCTCTAAAGAACGAGTCATTTTTCATAAACTCCTTTAATACTTCACCATCAGGTTTGTACTTAAATGTTGTCAATGTTGTTATCTTTACCAGCTTTTATAAGTTGTTCAACTGTAGCTGGACCTATTGTTGCAATTAATTTATCAGCTTCCCTATCAGATTTATGTTCATCAGGTACATATTGTAAATGTATTTTCTTAACAATGGTTCTTAGTAATCGTCTTTCCTCAGGCTTTAGTATGTGTAAAAAACTCATAGTTGTCCTGTTCGTTTTTGATAAAATAAATATCCTAGCCACATTATCACAGCACCAACCAATGTACAGAGAAATATAACACCAGCTATATTCAATACTCTTGCTCTCATTTCTTGTTGTGCATACAACTGTTCTTGTCTTTGCTTTCTTATCTTGGCTTGCATCTTCAATAAATCAGACCATGCGTTAGGACCATGCGTTAAATTAATCCAGTTACGCAGTTCTTCTTCCATAGCTTCTGCCTTTTTTTTCGCAGCAAATGCATCCATTGCTTCTTGTTCAACACTTGAACCAGCAAATAATTTTTTAAACAATGGTGGGTTCTTGGACATCTTCTCTGCATGGTTGACATCAGAAACAGCACCCATCCATCTTCCAATGTCACCATACATTGACTCCACATCCTTCCCCATCTGGAAGCCTTTTTTTATTAGGTTGAAGGCTGTTGAAGCTGTTGCAAGAGCAGTTACTGGATCCACAATTATCCCAGCAGTGATCGTATCTGCGACATGATACCAGTAAAACCACTCTTCTGTCGTCGTTTTCTTTTTCTTGAAAGTTCAGTAAGTAGAGTTGGAGTTATCTTTTCTCCAGTAACTAAGTCTAGTTTTGTTTGTTGTGGGTTGTCCAATCTATTCACGACGTCGACATTATTAGATGTAATCTTTTGTTGTGTATTAAACAACTGTGTCTGTGACATATCAGGTGTTGCCTGAAGTAAAGTTTGACGATTTCTTGAACCAACAACTTTTACAGACTTAGGGTCTGTGATAGCTTTGATTCTTGTTTCTTTACTAGCAAGTGTTGATCCAGTAATAGGGTCTTTATAAATAGTACCACCTTTTATTTCTCCACCACGAATAGTAAACTTTGTAGGACTCTTTGGCTTTGGAAGGGGTGGTGACATTTTTACTGGCTGGTTAGCTTCAACTACTTTTCTTGTTGTCTTAGGACCACTAGCTTTTGATACTACTGTTTGTATCTTTCCTTGAATATCTGCTGGATCACGACGAGGAGATGGACTTGTAAGTTTAGTATTAGACTTTGCTTTTTGTCTAGCTATTGACTCTTTCAATGCTCTTTGTGCATTGGCTTTTTCCTGTCTTTCCTGTTCTCTACGATCAGACCTAGTTTCTTGTGCTGGTCTTGGTGATCTATTTTGTTTTTTCTTTTCTTCTTGCTTTGCTTTGTATACTCCTCTTGGTGGCATTAGAAACCCTCCTTTTCAAGTTTTGTTAAAATTTTATTCTCAAGTTTTTTAGCACCAACTGCTGGACCCTCAGATATATTCCAATCAATCGCTAAACTATTACTAGCCTTTGGGTCTTTAGGAGTTCGGTCATCATTCTCAGGTATAAGAATACCACCAAGCATCCTCGCTGGCTCATAAAGAACTCCAGCACTATCATTGCCAACCACCAGGTTATATGCAAGCTGAAGAGCGACATCAGTATATCCAACATTCTCTTTTTTTGATTCTTCTGTTAAGACACCTTTGTCTGTCTTTGTAAACTTTTTTCTTGGATAAAAGTCATAAGTGTCTATTACATTATAGCCGTCGTCAGTTCTCCTTACACCGAAACCACCAAGTATTGTTTTTAGTTGTTTGGCTGTACCCTCACCACCACCTTCAAATATTGATTTAGTTTGAAAGAACTTGTTTATATGTTTGTAAGTAAACTGTCTGTAAGTTCCAACTGGTACATCTCCCATATGCTGATCCAAGAACTGCTGAAGTCCATCTTGTGTTTCTTTACTTATCGACGACATCTTTAGTTCATCACTATCCATGAACTCAGGGAGAAATGCGTTTGCTATAGCTTTTAGAAATACCTTTGAATTATCTTTCATACTCTAGCTTATAAAGGAAAAAAATTATATCAGGCAACGCACAAACCGAACCTCTGTGAAATAAATGCGAGTGAGAGGGAAGTAACAGTAACAGTACAACGTTTTTTGACCCCCCTACCTACTAAGTAAGATCGATCTGTACCTTAATTTCACCAGCATGCAGATGCATATGTTTATCTGGTGCTTTGAATCCAGCTCTATCAAGGATATCTTTACTTGCTTCAAGCTGGACATACTCACTTTTAGCACCGCTGGCTAGCTTAACAAGCTTTGCACTAGCTAACGTAGCATTAACACCCAATGATTCTGTTATTCGTTTCATCATGTACTCTTGCACATGAGGTAGTCGCAAAGCTTTGCTAGCCGTGACTCTCCCAGAGTCACCACTAGCGTAGCCAGCTTCTTGGCTGGCTTTAGCTATACTACAACCTTCTGCTACGAGTGTATCAACTAAAAGCATCTGTTTCTTTGTCAAAGGTCGACGACCATTGTCTAAATCTGAACTCATGACAACCCCCTAGTCCCCCTAATACTTCATCAAAATACTACTTGTCAACCTACAATTATAGGCTTGGCTTGCCAGGGCAAGCTAGTCTTATTGTTGGTTGATAAGCCTAACCAAAGTTGCGTCATGATTAATAGAGCCACCTCTAAGGCAGACTAGGTTTGTGACCAAGCTTTCGCATAAATATCGTCGACTTCCTTACTTGTTCTAACAATTAGACGCCTTTGCTTTTTCGTGTGCCAACCTTTACCAACTAGAGGTTCTTATATACCTCAAGATCAGTGGTGTTTGACATTAAGTCGCTCCTTTCACTATTCTCCAACTACGGCAAGCATAGACATCTGAGGATGCCTAACATCCTGTCCAGAGCATATCACGCGTAGGAGTTTGTCACGAACCTCAGAGATATGACCAGTCTAACATTGTACACTGTCATCAGAAGTGAAGCACGCGTAAGACTCTATCTATTAATTATCTGAGACATGAGTGAAACTTCCACAATGCTAGTTTTTTAGTACTAAAAGGGCATACTAAAAACATAACTGCAATTTTAGAATCTAATAAGTTCTAAAGCATTTCGCACTTTTTTCAGACATTTTGAGTCTCCTACGATTTGGCTAAAATGCAACCCTTTCGCGAGGATCATGCTGTCAACATCACATATCATTCGCACGCTTTCAAGTTTGTCCGTACCACCCATAGCCTAACTTGAAAGCGCGTTGATGTATGCTGTTCGCTAGTAATATGACTGACGTCATGGCGAACAGTAGCTTCTATGTACGAATGATATGTCATGCCGTCATCATGATGCGAAAGCATTACATTTTAACCAAATAGGAGACTAGAAAATGTCTAAAAAAAGCACAAAATACAAGAACTTAGTAGATTCTAAAATCGCAGTTATTAACTACCATTCTGGAGATTCACTAACATATCTCAGAGAATCAATAGCTAGAGACGCGTGCTACACTTCTGCTAACAGCATACAATATAAGTCTGATCAAATCTCTGAGAACCGAGACAAACTTGCAGACCTACGCGAGACATACTCTGGACAGGAAGTCATCCATGTTCAGATGTCTAAACTAGCCTACGTCATTGGAGAACAGCAAAAGGAGCTTTCAGAACTTAATGACAGACACCATGCTGATCTCGAGGTATATAAGAAATTAGTTGGTAAAGCTTGGACTCAAAATGCAAAGTCATCTAATTCCAAGAACAAGCTAGCGGAACTCGACGAGATTGATGCTTTATTGAAAGCTTAATCACAAACCAATTCTCCCTAAGAGGTGGTAATCATGCCACCTCTTTTTTTATGCTTATCAACCACTTACTGTATCAACAAGGAGGTACATATGTTCGAAATTATTATTACATTTACTTGTGGTAGTCGTCAAAAACTGTCATCTAAATATTACTATTTCAATCATGCTGTAAGACGTATGAACTACTACAAAAAATATCTATCAACAAAATCCAAATATTACCAAAACAAAATCAAATATATCGACATAAAATACAACCATCAATTCTGATATAACAAATCGCAAACGACGTGGCGTGTTGTTACAGCAGTAGCAATAGCCGTCGTCGTAATCATCAATAACAATTCAAATCAAGGAGAAAAAATGACACAAGAAAAAACACTAGATGATTTTACAATCTATGTAATGTATTGCCAAGACATGAATGATCTTAATTTTGATACCATGACAATGGAAAGGTACATAAGATTATTCAATGCTGGTAAATTTGTAGATACCAAACACATAATCTTGCAAGACATAGAAGTTGCAAGAGCAATGTGTAGGATGAACGCATCATGAGTAGGATGGGTCAAATAAAACTAGCTGGATGGTTGAGCATACCATTATGTATTGCAATCATATATGTAATACACAGCTTTCCACAAATGTTTCCCTATCATGGCATATGGCAAATCGTTATAGCTGGGGTAGCATTAAATACAATAGTTCATTTAACAATAACAATTCCAAGATGGGAGAAAGACAATGAGCAAAGCAGATCAAATTGTTCAAATCATAATCAAAAAGATTGAAGACGGCATTGATAACAAATGGCAAATGCCCTGGCATAATCGAGA